GGTCAGGCACCCTCAAGCTCGCCAATGAACTCACACGTCACTGTAGACAGTCCTGGCTTAACGCTTGTAACTGATGGTGGCGATGCGTATTTCCACTTCAACAAGCTATTCGTTTCCCTAAACCAAGGGGCTAGAACTCCAGGCTCTCCAGTTGTTGTCGTCGCAGCAACGTCGCTTGTAGTGAACTCGGCGTAGTTGTCACCGCTCATCACATCCACATAGTTTTGCAGCACATCTGCTGCGTCTTGGTCTGTGATGTTTGAAAACGTCAGTGACAAACGGCTGTTAGTTCGTTGGTTGCCGTAGCGCACGCGCACCACGGCACCGTTTTGCGCTTGAAACTGCGTTTCAGGGAAAACACCCGGCTCGTATGAACGGCTGCTTGGCACTAGGGTTGGGAAACTCACTCCAGCCATCAGAAATTAAAAACGAACTGGGTGTCGTCAAAATTTAGTGTAGCCAGTGCCCCTGAGTCAGTCAGGGGTTGATGAGTCGCTCCAATGTCTACATATCCCTCGTCGTCAATCGTCAGACTATCAACCTTGTAAACCCTGTTTTTGTCGGCCTCAACAATAAACTTGGTAAACACCGTGCCAAAAAGTTCAGAGTTGGTTGCTTTGCCGTTTTCAACAATCAAGCTGCCTTCCTCCACCGTGGAGTTTTCAGGCTTCCAAAAATACACTTTATGCGTCCCTTCCGTAAACGTAGAACTTGAGGTGATCCCGCCAAATGCATCGACGCTGCCATTGTTAAAACGGCTTGCGTGCGTAATGTCAGAAATAACTTTGATGTAACTGCCTGCCTCAAGACCTAACGCAGAGCTGGGGGTTGTTTTAAATGTAATTGTGTGGTCTGTGTGTTTTCGCACCAATAAACGGTATTTAGCAATTTTCATTGCATGGCTAAAACTTGTGCAGAACTCCGTCATATCCAAAAACTCTTCTGGATCCTCTTCAGAACCACCTTCAACATCTACAAATCGAACTTGTAGCATTTTTTGAGAAGAAAAACCGTTTTTGACTTCTTCGCGATATGAAAGCGTTGCTTTGAATAGTTGACGTTGTTCAGGCGGCAGGAAGCTGACTTGAAGGTCTTTCATGTTGCCGTCAGTAAACAAAGCTTTGATGTTTTGCTCAATGTTCTGTCCGTTGTCAATTTTGTGATTTCCGTCGTAGAGCACCGCAGGAGTCAAAGAAAACTTGCCGCCTTTAATGGTGAAATCTAAAAAATTCAAAGCTGCATAATTAAAAATAAACTCACGGACTGGGGTGCGCTCACCAATTACTCCGTCAAATGTAAAATCGTTTGCTTGGCAGAACTTTGCTGCAAGTTCCATTGCTGATCTATCTACCGTATTGCGTGGAATGCGCTTGCCCGCACCAAGGCGTGGACTAACCAAAAGGTTATAAGCAATTTCCGCAAAGTTGTTTGTTGAAGCGGTAAGAGATGACGTGCTTACGCCAGCGTCAGTAATTAACCGCTCCACCTGTATTCCTTGCTGGATGTAGGCGCTGAGCTGACCCATCGTCGTCCAATCCTTACCAGCTAAAACACGCAGCCCCAGCAACGAAAGGTCTTCATACTTGGGAGCAACAATTTCTCTTCTTAGCTCATTAACAAAAACAATTTCATGCTCAGGGCCGTCTTGATGGCTAGTTTTTTCAACGTCGTACTTTGGATAGTCAGCAATCGCATCCTTGAGGTTAAGAGGTTCTCTTGTTTCTCCAGGTGAGACTATAGCCCCGACTTCACTAACTTTAACTTCAATTTCAAATTCATCCTGTAATTCAAAATCAATTATGTCGCCAACTTTATAACCAATGCCTCCGTCTACAACCTGCCACTGGTAGTGACCCGGCCCCAAACTTGAAGCACTTATGCGCAAGCCAGTGCCTGAACCTACCCTTCCAGAAGGGTCATACAAACGAGGCGTAAGATCATAATCAAACTCATCATGGTCAAACTCGTATCTAGCAATTCCATAAATGTTATAACCAGCCTTAATTTGTTGCAGGTTTCCTTTTTGTATGCGGCGGTAATATTTTATTAAACCGGCAGGAGTTCTAACTTTTCTTTTGATTGCATACGCCTTGCCGCCAGTAACAATTAGCCTATGAGGCCGAACAATTACATAAGCAAGGTTGCTTTCGTCAAACTCCTCTTCCCCTTCTTCATACAAAGGTATTCCTAAATCGCTTAAAAGCTCGTCGGCCCAATAAGCATTTTTCTTCCCGGTTATGTCGTCTATCCAAACACCAAATAACCCTCCATATTTAGCCTCTGCAAAGGGTTGGAATTGTTCGCCTTCAGCAGCGTCATCAATGGATTCGTCAATTTGAGTAATTTGAAATAACGGCCCGTCAGGCTCTGCTCTGTAAATTCTTAAAGGATCAAGCAGTGATGCAGCGTTGCTAGGGTCTTGTGTTTGCGTACTTACTAATGCTCCGTTGTAGCGACCCTCCACAAGTTTGCCATCTGCTTCTACCTGGACAAAATACTCGGAACCCGAAGATTGACTGTATTGCGCTTGATCAGTAACAACAAATTCATTAACAGCCGGAATTGTGCCAACAATGTCGCTTGGTGCGCTGCTGTATTGAAACTCCACACCGCGCTTTGCTTGTTCAACCGGGCTACCCTCCCATTTAAAAATACCGTTTTTGCTTTGATCTGCTTGCGAAGCATCAACAGCAACACCAAAAACAAGATCTCCCACATTTGCAGGAATTGGAATTGGACTTACGCGAGCGGGTTCTACAAGTTGAAAGGTGGGTTGTCTTGCAACCGTTCCAATGGAACTTGTTTCAAAACTCTGGACT